GAATGACAAAATTCTCCCGAGTTTCCCGATTTGGGATGACGTTCAAACCTTTGACGGAAAGCCGTGGAGAGGAATTGTTGACGTTGTATCTGGAGGATTTCCATGCCAAGACATTAGTTCAGCAGGGAAAGGTGCAGGAATTGACGGAGAACGAAGCGGAATGTGGCGAGAAATGGCACGGATTATTAGCGAGGTACGACCAAGATACGCATTCGTGGAGAACAGTCCAATGCTCACTTCTAGGGGGCTTGGAAGAGTTCTTGGAGATTTGGCCAAGATGGGGTTTGATGCGAGATGGGGAGTGTTGGGAGCAGCAGACATTGGAGCAAACCATCAGAGGGACAGGATCTGGATTGTCGCCAAATGGAAAGGACAGCTTTCATACCCCCAACACAACAGGATTAGACGGTGGGAGCAATGGCAGGAAGGCATTAAGAAAGAAAATGCAATTAATAGGAACTCCAACTGCATCAATGAGCGAACGGAGCGAGAAATTTTCGGAGGGGAGAGTTCCAACACCGGCGGAGTATGTTCAAAAGTATCCTACTCCTGTAACGAGGGACTACAAGGACACAGGAACGAAAGAGTCAATGACGAGGCAAAGGGACAAAAGACAGTCACCCGGTCTAGCGTTATTGGTAGGTGCGGAAACTGGTGGCAAACTGAACCCAATGTGGGTAGAGTGGCTGATGGGGTGGGCGCTAGGGTGGACAGACTTAAAGCCATTGGTAATGGACAAGTGCCATTGTGTGCAGCAACAGCGTGGAGAATCTTAAGTGCCTGATAATAGCGAAGTACATAGGCATCGCTGCGAAGTCAGGCTGGTATTAAAATGGCGCACTCAGGATAGGAACAAAGCCATTGAATATCTGTCTATTGTCCGCAAAAAACGCGGAGATAGAACGGCTCAGTTACTAGAGAAAGATTGTAGGGAACAATGGACTTTAGGAAATCGTGGACATAATGGAGAATGGAAATGAACGATAATCAAAAAATATATGATGCCATGTTAATCAAAGCATTTAGAGCTGATATTTCATTAGGAATGTTATGGTTTTGGCTTAAACCCTACAATATTAGTCCACCAGATTCTACTTTAAAACGTCAGCCACCTAGAGCAAAGATGCGTGTTCAGGCATTTGTAGGATCATTTTTAAAGCCATTAGCAGATAGATTGTGGGATACAGATAAAACACATGACATTAAAACATTACATTGGATGGATAAATTAAATTGTCAAAATACAAGTAGAGTAATGAATAATGATATACAAAGATTAAAACATAGCAATATGGTATCTCGTAGAAAAACTAAATTTTTGCATAATAATTTAGAAGCTCAAAAAATTGGTAACCAATGGAACGCGACAAAATGACGTTTAAAAGGGTAGATACTAATCAGACACAGATTGTTAAGGCTTTGCGTGATATGGGTTGTACGGTCGAGCATCTTCATGCAGTAGGTAAAGGCTGTCCTGATATTGTTGTTGGATTCAAAGCTAGAAATTTTCTATTGGAAATCAAGGCTGATGATAAGAAGGTACTAACTCCAGATCAGGTCAATTGGCATAGGCTCTGGAAGGGTCAGGTAAATGTAGTAACAAGTATTGATGATGCTAAAACTCTAATATGGAAACTATCAGATGAATATCGATCCGAACGAAGCAATTAACTTTATGATTAAGAACGCTGAGAAATATGCTGCGGCTAAAGCTCAGGTTGTTTATTTAACTGAACATAGAAAGACAGTTAAGGCTATTGGCTTTCAACGTAGTTTGAAAAGTACGATAGCAGATAAAGAAGCTGATGCTTATACTACTGTTGAATATGCTGCTTGTGTAGAAGGACTAAGAGAGGCTGTGGAGGAGGCTGAACGACTACGCTGGATGCTCGTAGCCGCTCAGGCTCGTGTTGACTGCTGGAGAAGTTTAGAAGCTAGTAATCGTCAAGTTGAAAGGTCAACTCAATGATTATTCTTCGCAATCATCTTCTTCGCACTCGATCCAGTCATAATACTCATCATCAAAGTAGTACCAGACTTGTTCTTCGTCATCAAACCAATAAGCTACACCATCTTCATCAAACTCATAAATTTCTACATCATCAGACTCAAAGTAAAACAGTACGCCTTCAATATTCAATGCAAACATTTGTTTCTCCCAAGAAATAGCAGTTCACTAACTGCTTGAAAATGATAGCAAAATTTAATATAAATTACATTACAAAGGTAAATATAATGGATAAAGTTTATTGCGATAATTGCAACTGGATTGGTGAACGTGACGAAGTGCTAAGAATACGTTGCGGATATGTATTTGATGATGCTGTAGATGTGTGTCCTGAGTGCAATCACGCAGAAACCATATCGTCGGTTAAATATTTGTGGAGAAAGCGTCAAATTGACCAAAGATCAGAAGAAATACCTGTCTAAAGTTGCTAATTTAGGTTGTATAATTTGCACTAGGCTAGGGTATGCAGGAACTCCTTCTGAGATTCACCACGTTCGCGGTTTGGGTTTGGGAATGGGGGTAAGGAGTTCGCATTACGATACGTTACCGCTTTGTCCTGAGCACCATCGGGGGAATACCGGATATCACGGAATGGGACGTAAAGCCTTTGAACGACAGTATGACGTTACTGAAACGCAACTACTTGAACAAGTAAAGGAAATGCTAAATGATGAACAAGTCGAAAGCAGCTAAAAAAGTAGCTAAGGTCATGGGTGAGTTTAAGGATGGAACATTGCACTCAGGCAAAGGTGGTGCTGTTGTTAAGTCTAAGAAGCAAGCTGTAGCCATTGCACTTAGTGAGGCAAAGATGCCAATGCGCGGTCAACGTACAGCTAAGAATAAGGCTAAAAAATGAAAACTGGACTCTATGCCAATATTGCAGCAAAGAAAAAACGCATTGCCGAAGGTTCAGGAGAGAAGATGCGTAAGGTAGGTTCTAAAGGTGCTCCGACAAAGGCTGACTTTATGGCTGCTGCTAAGACTGCTAAACCTGCCAAAAAGGCAAAGAAATGATTAAGCGTGGCAAAGAGGAATTTGCTGGTTACAACAAGCCTAAGAAAACTCCTAGCCATCCTACCAAGAGTCATGCGGTACTAGCAAAGGCTGGAGACGAGGTTAAATTGATTCGTTTCGGTCAGCAAGGTGTAAAGGGTAGTCCAGACGGTAGCAAGCGTAATGAGGCATTTAAGGCTCGTCATGCTGGAAATATCGCTAAAGGAAAGCTAAGTGCGGCGTTTTGGGCAAATAAAGTAAAGTGGTAATCTAACGATATAGAGTAATTATGAGTATTTTGACAAGAGACCAAAACGGTAATGCAACTCAGATTTTTACTGCTGGTGCTGCTCAAGTTTTTACAGTAACTAATTCAAGTGTTGCTGGTACTGCTTTTGGTGTGAATACGACTCATGTACTTGTTACGTGTTCTTTAGGTCATGGGCATATCGCTTTTGGTACTGCTCCTACTGCAAGTATTACAACTTCAACAATGATTCCTAACAATCACAGCTTATATTTTGCTGTAAAGGCTGGCGATAAGATGGCAGTAATTAAAGATTCTGGTGTGACATCTTGCACTATCTGCGTAACTGAATTGGTCTAATGATCCCTAAAACTTTAAATCTAGGTTCTGGTAAGGACTGGAAAGATTCCTGCTTTAACGCTGACATACTGCTTAGAGTTAATCCTGATTGGTGGTGCGACATATCTAGGATTGAATTTGGCGAAGTTATTGACAGCCATAGGTTTGGTAAGGTTCTTATCGAAAAGGGAATGTTTGAAAAAATCGTCGCAAATGACGTTTTAGAGCATATACCGGATTTAATTCAAGCAATGACCAACTGTAAGGACTTGCTAAAGGTAGGTGGTGAGTTCCATATAAGTGTTCCGTATGAGCTAAGTCTAGGTGCATGGCAAGATCCGACTCATGTTCGAGCGTTTAACGAGAATAGCTGGCTTTACTATACCGAGTGGCATTGGTACTTAGGGTGGCAGGATAGATTTAACCTAACGTCAATGGAGTTTAATATGTCAGGGTTAGGTCAGGAAATGATGGATAAAGGCATTGATGCTGATGAGATTATGCGTACTCCTAGAGCAGTAGATTCTATGAAGGTGATCCTTTGCAAGCAATCGTAATCGCTACAGTAGGCAGTCCAAGCATTAACGTGCTATTGGAAAGCATTAACCAATATGCAACAGACTTGCCTGTGTACATAAGTGGTAATAATTTAGAGTTATGGGCACAAGTTAGAGGTAGGTTAACAAATAAGCAAAAAAATAGTACAGCAGTTTTTAGACCTAATGTTGCTACTAATTTCGGAGATGCGTATAACTCGATAGTTAATTACGCATTTGAGCATGGGAAGTACGATTCATTAATCATTGCTAACGATGACGTAGTATTGACTCCCGATACCATTAAAAAGATGGACGAGGACTGGAAACACGTTAATGGTGAGTTTAAGACAGGATTCTTAGGCGCAAGATCAGATTACATATTGCCAGACCAGAACATTCGAGTAGCGGTAGAGGATGACAAGTTCGCAGGGCTAAAGTGGGATAGTGAGAATTATATAAAGATGACTGAGGTCATTGCTCCTATTTTCGCGGCTATAAGTAGGGAAGCATGGGATGTTGCACAATTCCCTAGCACTAATTGGTATTCAGACAATATAATATGTCACGATTTAAGCAAGGCAGGGTATTACCACTTTGTTAGTCGTGGCTATGTTCATCATGCTGGAAGTCAGACGGTTGGAACAGACTTCAAGAAGTGCCATGAAGAGCCTAGAGAGTGGATAAAGACTAACAGACCAGATATGTACGAGGCATTCTATGGCTGACGGATTACTAGCAAGTGGATTGAATTACATTGACCAACAGAAACAGGCTCTAGCGGCTCGTTTGGGCTTGTTGATGAATAATCCACAGGAATTTGCTGCTCAGTTAGGTAGTGAGGCTCGTCAAAGGGCTGGAGTTGGTTTATTGGGTGAACCTAAGACTGCTCAGGAAATGGCATCAGGTGCATGGATTAATAGTCCGTATGGTCAGCAAGCAATGCAAGCAGGTAGCGGATTTGCTGGAACTGTTGGTTCTGCTCCTAGAAAATTGCCTTTAGATACTCATGTTGGAGAATTAACAAAATTTACTAAAGCATTGCCAGCTGGAGAGCTATTTAGGGAAACAAATGCAAATAGATTAATGGAATTATCTAGAGGTAATTTGCCTTATGGTCCTGAAATAACTTATTTTTCTGAAATTCCAGAAATGGCATTAGGTCAAGGATTTAACAAAGGCGTGATGATAAAAGTAAATTCAGAAGGATTAATGGGAAGACCATATTTAGGAAAGCCAGCATTAGAACAATCATATTTGCAAAAAGCTGGTGAATTTGAAGTTAAAGAACAGCCATCGCGCTTACTAAATGCAATAAATGAAGTTTGGGTATCTCCTGATGCATATAAAAATTTAAGAAAACCAGAAAAATATATGTTTGAAAGATACTTAAATACACTTGAGGCAAAAGGCGTAAAAGTTAACAAAGTTGATAAATTGCCAAATATTATAGATTAGCATGACACCTGAAAGGTAATGCAAAAATGGAAACAGAAGATCATAAAATAAAAGATGAAAGCCAAGAGGGTGGATTTGGCAAAGGCAGACCTAAAGGGGCAGTTAATAAGTCTACTAAGGTAGTAAGAGAGGCTATTGCAGAGCTATTAAATCGCAATAGTGCTTACATGGACAGGTGGCTACAAAGGGTTGCTGAGGGCGATGAAGTCTTAGGGTTAAAGCCTGATCCTTACAAGGCATTAGACATTATGCTTAAGATGAGTGAGTACCATATACCTAAGCTGGCTAGGACTGAGGTTACAGGTGTTGACGGTGCTCCACAGCAGCATGTGGTTACATGGCAGAAGTAATGAATGTTCACTTTAGCAGCAATACAGACTTATGGGCTACTCCAATTGAGTTTTTTAATAAATACGATGAAAAGTTTAATTTTGAGCTAGATGTTTGCGCTACGCATGAGAACGCAAAGTGTACAAAGTATTTCACCATTGATGATGATGGGCTATCAAAAGAGTGGTATGGCATTTGTTGGATGAATCCTCCTTATGGCAGGGAAATAATAAAATGGATGGAAAAGGCTTATAAATCTAGCCTTAATGGCGCGACTGTTGTTTGCCTTGTTCCTGCTAGAACTGACACAAAATGGTGGCATGAGTATGCTATTAAGGGTGAGATAGAGTTTATCCGTGGTCGATTAAAGTTTGGTGGCTCAAAGAATAGCGCACCATTTCCGTCTGCTGTAGTAACTTTTAATGGTAAGCAATGGCAGAAGTAATTGAGATCGCTTATAAGCCTAGAGAACAGCAAAGGCTGATTCATGAGGCGGTAGACAATCACAGGTTTACAGTAGTAGTGGCTCATCGAAGGATGGGCAAGACTGTTAGCGCGATTAACCATCTAATTAAGGCTGCCATTGAGTGCCAAAAACCAAACCCACGATTTGCCTACATTGCTCCGACTTATGCTCAATCCAAACGTGTGGCATGGGATTACCTGCTGGAATTTACTCGTCCTCTTGGGGCTGTTGCTAATATCTCAGAGCTTAGAGTTGACTTTTGGGGTCGTAGGATTAGCCTGTACGGTAGCGATAATGCTGATAGCCTTAGGGGGCAGTATTTCGATGGCGTTATTCTTGATGAAATAGGCGATCAGAACCCTAAGATATGGAACGAGGTTATACGTCCAGCACTAGCGGATAGGAACACAGACGAGGCTCCTACGTGGTGCTTATTCATTGGTACGCCTAAAGGCAGAAACCATTTCGCAGAGTTCAGAGACAGGGCTAAGACTGCTGAAGGCTGGAAGCTACTAGAGTTCAAGGCTAGTGATACAGGGATACTAGCGGAGAAGGAACTTTGGGGTGCTCGTAAGGAAATGGGCGATGACAAGTATAACCAAGAGTTCGAGTGCAGCTTTGATGCAGCCGTAGAGGGTAGCTATTATGGGCAGATTATCAACAATCTTGAGGCTAAGAACCGAATCACCACTATTGAACGTGATGACTTGTGTCGCTCTTATGTTGCTTGGGATTTGGGGATGTCTGATTCTACTAGTCTGTGGGTTGCTCAGGTGGTGGGAAAAGAGGTACGACTTATTGACTTCACGGAAAACCACGGAGTCGGTTTGGACTGGTATGTATCATGGCTCAAAGATAACGACTACGAAGGCTACACGCAGTTCTTGCCTCATGACGTTGAAGTCAGAGAGCTAGGCACAGGGAAGAGCCGTAGAGAGGTTTTAAGTGAAGCTGGACTCGATATAACTGTAGCTCCTCGTTTATCGATTGCAGACGGTATACAAGCCACCAGAAGGCTATTACCGCAATGCTGGTTCGATCATAAGACTAAAGCAGGTCTGGATGCTCTCAGGAACTACCGGAGGGAGTATAACGAGAGACAGCAGGTGTTCTACGATAAGCCGTTACATGATTGGTCTAGCCATGCAGCAGACGCATTTAGGTATCTAGCGATAAGTCTTGACGATAATGAAACTTCATGGCAGTCAGAATTGCCCAATAATACAAAATGGATTGTATAATTGCGAAAATCCTAAGAGGAACGCATTATGATGGACGAAGGCAAAGTAAAAAGCATTGTCGAGAATGAGATTGATAATGCAATCGGTTATCTTGACTCAGAGACTACCGAAGATAGAACGAGGGCACTAGAGTATTACTTACGTCAGCCTTACGGTAACGAGCGTGAAGGTCGTAGCTCGATAGTTACAGGTGAGGTAGCTGAGGCTATCGATGGTGCATTGCCACAGTTAATGCGTGTATTTACCACGACTGAGGATATTGTCTACTTTGAGCCTAGAGGTCAGCAGGACGAAGAGTCAGCTAAACAGGCTACGGACTACTGTAACTGGGCTTTCTATCGTGACAATGACGGTCTAATCATCCTACATAACTGGTTCAAGGACGCTCTGCTACAGAAGGTAGGCGTAGTTAAATCGTATTGGGATCAGAAAACAGACGTAACGAAGGAAGAGTATAAGAATCTTACTGAGGATGAACTGGCTCTGTTGCTATCGGATCAGTCGCTTAAAGTTGTCAAGCAGGAAATAGAATATACGGAAATGTCGGACATGATGGGCAATGTCATACAGATTCCTAGCTATGAAGTGTATGTACAGCGTACTGAAGAATCAGGTCAGGTAAAGATTGAGAATGTACCTCCAGAGGAGTTCTTGATTGCTAAGTCTGCTCGTAATATCGAGGAGGCTAACTTTGTAGCTCATCGTAGGCTCATGACTCGTTCTGAGTTGGTGGCTATTGGCTACGATCAGAAGGTAGTCGATGACTTGGCTAGTTACAATGATTTAGAGTTTAGCTCTGAGCGTATTGCACGATTCCCTAACGGTGAACAGCCAGACCAGAACAACAGCCTAGACTTCTCGATGGAGACTGTTGAGGTATACGAGTGCTATATACGTATCGATGAGGATGATGACGGTATTGCTGAGTTAAGGCGTATTGTCTATTGCGGTTCTGAGATATTGGAAGATGAGGAAACAGACTATGTTCCATTTCATTCTATCTGTCCTATTCCTATTCCGCACAAGTTCTTCGGTCAATCTCTGGCTGACAGGACGATGGATATCCAGCTCCAAAAGTCCACGATTA